AATGAAAAAAACAGGGAAGTAAAAAGAGGTTTGCAACAGATTATAGACAGAATTAAAAGCGATTTTAGAACAGAAATACATGAACGAGACCCTAAAGTTTTAAAATTAAATAAATTACAAAACGAATACAATACATTAGTCGCTCCTAATATTTTCAATAATGATAATATTGTAAGCGAGGCTAAAGGATTTTACGGTAGTAATGAAGCTACACAAAACGAAAATCTTAAAAAAACAAAAGAACATATTGAAAAACTACGTGTCGAAATAAACAAACTTAGCAAAGAAATTGAAGAAATAAGAACCAATGTTATTTATAAAAATGCTTTTGAGTGGCGTTTTGAATTTCCCGAAGTGCTTAACAATAAAGGCGAATTTGAGGGTTTTGATTTAATTATTGGAAATCCACCTTACATAAAAGAATATGAACACCGTGATGCTTTTAATGGTTTAAGAGATAAAGAATGTTACCAAGGCAAAATGGATATTTGGTATTTGTTTGGCGATTTGGGCTTAAAACTTTTAAAACCAAATTTCAATCTGTGCTATATTGCTACAAACAATTGGGTAACAAATGCAGGAGCATCAAATTTTAGAAAGATTGTTATTAACAAAAGTCAAATAATTAATCTTACCGACTTTGGAGCATATATGATTTTTGAAAACGCATCTATTCAAACAATGATTATGCTTTTTAAAAACAACAGCGAAACAGATAACTATACTTTTGATTACAGAAAATTAGATGGCGAAAAATTAACAGACGAAAATGTTTTAAACTTATTGTACGGTGTTAAAACAAATAATTCAGTTTTGCTTTCACCAAAAGTTAATAAAGCAAGTTTAATAGGTAAGCCCCTAACTTTTAATACTAACAAAAACTCCGATTTGCTTAATAAAATTAAAGCGAAACAGAATTTTTATTTGAGGGAAAAGGCAGATAAAAAACTCAAAATGCAATCAGAATTAGGTCAAGGAATAGTTGCTCCACAGGACTTTATTAATAAAGCATCAGCCGAAAAATTAAATAATAAAGTTAATATTGGCGACGGAATTTTTGTGCTTTCACAGACAGAATTTGATAATAATAATTTTTCACCGAAAGAAAAAGAAATTATTAAACCCTATTTTACAAGTGAGCAACTTCAAAAATATTATGGAGTTGATAAAAATACTTACTGGATTATTTATACTAAATCAGACATTAACAAACCCGACAAAAACACAAAAAAAATTCCTTTAGACAATTATCCGAAAATTAAGCAACATTTAGACAAATTCAAAAGAGTAATTACGTCTGATTTTGCACCTTATGGACTTCACAGAGCAAGAGAGCAATATTTTTTCGAAGGAGAAAAAATTATGGTGTATCGGAAATGCCCCAAAGAACCAATTTTTACTTATACTGATTTTAATTGTTATGTTTCACAATCATATTTTATTATTCAAAGCAAAAGAATAAATCTAAAATATATGACCGGCTTGCTCAATTCAAAACTCATTGCTTTTTGGCTTCGCAAAAAAGGTAAAATGCAAGGAAACGCTTACCAGTTAGACAAAGAACCATTACTCGAAATTCCTATTTTTAAACCAGCAGACACAGAAGCCAATAAAATTGCTACTTTGGTTGACAAAATAATTACTCAAAAACAAAGTGGAAAAGACAGCACCGAGAACGAAAATAAAATAGATGTATTGGTTTATAAATTATACGATTTATCAGAAGAAGAAATAAAAATTGTAGTAGGCAAATGATGATGATAATCCCCATGTGTACTGCTATCCGTTATTTTAAATTATAAAAATATATATAAAGATTATTATAAAATTCATAAATTTGTAAAAAAAATAACGGAAATGTAATTTAATTGATTATGATATATTTGAAATACTTGTGGTATTTATTATCTTTAACAAATAAACTATTTTTTATTAAAAAATGTAACTACAAAGTTTATGTTTATCCTATTTTTATTACTTTTACTATCTGTAAAAACTTATAATAAATGAATGAAAATAAAAACAAGGTAAAATATGAAGGTGAATTACCTTTAGGTAATTACAAAATACCTTGTTATGTTTTAGAAGATGGAACAAGAGTATTGTCAGCAAGGGCAATGCAAAATGTTCTTAAAATGGTTGATGAGGCTGAAGAAGGAAAGCAAACTGCAGGTACCAGGTTATTAAGGCATTTGAATCAAAAATCTTTAAAACCTTATGTGTATAAAGAAAAAGAACTGGACCACTTTAAGCCTTTAATTTGTTATAAAGGAGAATCGAAAATAAACGGATATGAAGCTACAATCCTTGTTGATATTTGTGATGGAATATTAGAAGCAAGAAAACATATCCACTTATCTCCAAGACAACAAATAATAGCTACTCAATGCGAAATACTTGTTCGTTCTTTTGCTAAAGTAGGTATAATTTCTTTAATAGACGAGGCTACAGGCTATCAATATGATAGAGAAAAGTTAGAATTACAAACAATCTTAAAACTTTTTATTTCAGAAGAAATCTTAGAATGGCAAAAAACATTTCAACTTAGTTTTTATAAGGAAATATTTCGATTATGGAAAATTCCATTTACACCAGAAAATATCAAAAGGAAGCCTTTGTTTATAGGTAAACTTACAAAAGAATTAGTTTATAAAAATATGCCTAAAGGATATTTTGTTTTTGAAAAATTAAAAGAAAAAACGCCTAAAACAGATTCGGGTAATTATAAAGTTAGATTACATCAGTCATTAACTAAAGAATCTGGAAGAGAAGCTTTATTGAAAGTAATTGCCTCAATAGAAACCCTTGCGGCTATTTCAGATTCAAAAATAAAATTTAAAAGAATGGTTCAGGATAGATATGGACAAAGAGAAATACCCTTTGGGGATTTTGATATTTTATGAACAATAACTAATTACTTAATAATCACGTAAAATAATTATTTAACAATGGACGAAATTCAAAATATAAACAATGGTTCATTATCATTTGAAGATTTTAAAATTGAAAATGGAATAACATATTGGTGGGCTTCTGACCTTATGACCATGCTCGGTTATAAAGACATGAAGTCATTTCAGAAAGTATTGGACAGGGCAACAAAAGCATTCGTTTCCTTAAACATTCCACATTATGAGAATATTATTGCAGAACTAAGAGAAAAGGACGGTCATAATGTTCAAGACTTTAAACTTACTCGTTTTGCCTGTTATATGTCTGTAATGAATGGCGACCCTAAAAAAGTTGAAGTTGCACAAGCACAAGTTTATTTTGCCCAACAAACACGTAAGTTTGAGTTGTATATTCAAAACAATAATGAATTAGACCGTTTATTAATAAGGGAAGAGTTAACAGAAGGAAATAAGTCATTAGCATCAGTTGTAAAACAAGCAGGGCTAATTGATTTTGCGAAATTTCATAATGCTGGATATTTAGGAATGTATAATATGCCATCTTGGCAATTAGAAAAAAAACGTGGAGTAAAAAAAGGAAAACTAATGGATTATATGGGGAGAACTGAATTAGCTGCAAATTTATTTAGAGTTACCCAAACTGAAGAAAGAATAAAAAACGAAGGTATAACAGGTCAAGCTAATTTAGAACAAACTCATTTTCAGGTTGGAAAAGAGGTAAGAGGAATTGTTCAAAAGAATGTTGGTAAGAACCCTGAAAATTTAATTCAAGAAAAACTACTTTCCGATATTAAAAAAGAATTGAAAGAAGGACACAAAAAAATGTTGAAAGAAGATAAAAACACTAAAAAGAAAAAATAATTAATTCTCAAAAAATAATATTATTTCAAGTTCTTTACATTTACACCTAACAAATTATTGACATTAATGTCTAAATTAATATTGTAAGTAAGGTTTCAAAGTATCTTAACCGTTAAACTGGAAACACCAATAATTAAGCATGTTACAATGTTAAGTTGCAGATAATTTCATGATAAGTCGGTTTCCCCAACCCCAATAAAATTATTTTGCACATTACATAATAATATTTAACAATAAGCGTTAGTATGTTATACTAACCAATTAAATATTTCAATCATGGCAACTATTAATGAAATCTCAAAGCACACCGGTATCGAAGGCGGTCAGCTAAAAACGTAGCAAATTTCGAACAACTTATTTCAGTTTGCACAGGTTACGGAGTACCCTACAATCCTGCAAAAGCTTCATTAAAACTAACTGGCTTAAATACCCTTCTTACATCTTCCCAAACAGCAATGACAAATGTTAAAGCCAAATTCAATGCATATTCTGTTGCTGTCGATGAAAGAGAAATACTTTTCGCACCTAAACCATTCAGTAAGTTTATAACACGAATCCTTAATGCACTCGAAAGTTCAGAAGTTACCGAACAAAAAGTTGCAGACGCTAAAACCATAACCCGCAAACTTCAGGGGCAAAGAACCACACCAAAAGCTAAAAAATTAATAAATGATACTACCGATATTCCGGCAACAACAACTTTATCCGAGCAAGAGCACAAAGAAATATCAACATCACAAATGAGCTACGACAATCGCCTCGACAATTTCGCTAAACTTGTTAATTTATTAGCTACCGACACTGGATATAATCCAAACGAAGCCGATTTAAAAATAACTGCTCTTAACACCTTACTTGCATCAATGAAAGCAAAGAACACAGCAGTAATAAATGCAATAACCGATTTAAGTAATGCACGTATTAACCGTAATAAAATCCTTTATCTTATTCCAACATCACTATACAATACACAATTAGAAGCAAAAAAATATGAAAATCCGTTTTTGGTGCAACAAGTCCCGAATATAAACAAATAAGTAAAATTAAGTTTACAAAACTTGCTTAACCTGTTTTTAGGGTAACTATACGCACTAATATATAATATCATTTACACAGATTTTTGGACATTACCTTTTTAGCAGACAACGAACTTATTTTATCAGACAAGCTATTGAACTTATCGGACAACGAACTGATTTTATCAGACAAGCTATTGAATTTAGCAGACAACGAACTGATTCTATCCGACAAGCTATTGAACTTAGCAGACAACGACTAATTTTTAGGAAACAACGATACGCACTCATTATTTAATGCCACAATGTCATAAAACAAACAACAACCTGACAACTTATGCCCTACTCACAAGTTCAACCACATTACGCTTTCTCGCAATACAGTGATGGCCTTCACACTGAGCCTGTCGAAGTGCAAAAAAGCGTAAAGAGGTTTCACTTTTTGCCAACCCTCGCTTTGTTTAAACATACTGCAACTTGACAAAAACTGAAAAAATAAATAAAAAAGCCCTTCTCACAAAAATTAAAACCCCGACACACAACCACCCTGACGAAAAAAATACTTAAATTAGCCTCAGTAAGTTATGAGCATATTGCAAGTAATAACAAAATAAAGTACGTTTGGTAACACACGGTTAAAATTTAGCAGGCTGTTATGGGCAACTTGATAAATATAACAAGGTTCAAATATTTTAGCGGTTTGACAGATTGTGCAAGAAAAAGCCCGCCAAATCCAACATTGAACCGTTATATGCGATTTTAGACGAGCACTAGACAAGTTGCAAACTCTCTACAATTTGAACAAAAGGTTTATAATTTACGAAGGATAATTAACATTTTAGGTATAAATGAGTTTAGAAAGTACCTGAAAGTACTTGC